TATAATGTCCGTCGTTATTCGTTATGCAAGTTTGTTTACTCCTGACGATAAGTTAGTAAAACAATCTGAATTGATTGACGAAAGATATGTCTACAAAAGATGTCCTGCTTTTACTCATAAACACGACAGAACTTTTGTAGGCATGTCTCCTATTGACTTTAATCTTAGAGTTGGTAGGAAAGACGGACAGAGTACAATCTATTGTAATCAACCAGAGCTACTGGAATATGATGAAGAACATATCTTCTCTCCTCAACCAGTAATACAACTCAGGTTTCCAAAGTTTTTATTTTGGACACATGAAGATGATGTTTGGTTTGAATTTAATGATCATCCAATGACATCATACAACAATAACTTTATTGCTGTACCTGGTTGGTTTAATCTTTCTAACTGGTCAAGAGCAATGAGTCTTGCCATTACAATTGTTGATGAGACAAAACCAGTTAAGATAAAAAAAGGAGATCCTCTTTTCAGGGTCTCCTTTTATTCTCCAAACTTAGACTCAGATATTATCATGAAACAAGAAATGAATGAGGATAAGATTACTGAAATGGTTGATGCTTATAATCAAAAGAAAGTTGTTGACCATGAAGAAAAGAGTTGGAGAAAAAAATTGTTTGCCAAGACTGGTATGAACAAGTGTCCTTTTAGTTTCCTATACAAATGAATTTTATTCATCACAATTATCTTGGTGATCTTGAATTAAACAAAAAAGAAAAGAATGGTATCCGTCTCTATAATCTTCCGAATGGAGAGTGGGTTCCTTCTATCACCTCAGTAACCTCTTTCTACAACAGAGAGATCTTTGCCAAGTGGAGAGAAAGGGTTGGTATTGAGGAAGCAAATCGTATCACTAAGAAGGCAACTGCAAGGGGCACTGACTTTCACGAAGCAGCCCAAGCATATCTTGAGAACAAAGAGTTGGATTGGAGTAACTTCCGACCCGCAACTCAGTTTATGTTTCATCATGCCAAACCATATCTGGACAAGATAAATAATATACACGCTATAGAAAGAACCCTCTACTCAGAATACCTGGGGTTAGCTGGAAGAGTAGACTGCATCGCAGAGTATGAGGGAGAATTAGCAGTCATTGATTTCAAAACCTCAGAGAAAATTAAACCTGAAAAGTGGTTGGAGAATTATTTCGTTCAAGAAATGTTCTATGCTTCTGCTTACTACGAACTTACTGGTATTCCTGTTAAAAAACTTATTACACTGATGGTCACACCTGGTGGTGAGGTCAAAGTATTTGACAAAAGGAACAAAGGGGATTATATTAAATTATTAGTTCGATATATTAAGGAATTTGTATCTCACAATCTTAGGTCAACGGATGGAGAATGAATTAGAAAAAGTGTTAGAAAGTAAGTTCTTTTGTCCGTCTCGTTTTGCACAAGAGATTGAATCTTTAGTGCAACGCAATGAAGACATGAACTACATTGATGCTATCATTCATTTTTGCGAGCAGCAAAATATCGATGTAGAATCTGTTCCCAAACTTATTTCTAAACCTCTCAAAGAAAAAATTAAATACGAAGCAATGGAATTGAACTTCTTGAAGAGAAGTTCCAGAGCAAGATTGCCTATCTAATTCATTTTCGGTCGAAAAAAATCCCGGCAAAAAATTGACTATATTACTTTTTGATGATGCCCTTCGATGCTTATAGACAATATCTCTCGCTGAAGAATCACTTCACGAAGGATAAGTATGATTACCACAAATACTGTGGCAAGAGTCGTGCGACCGTACAGTCTTTCTATAAACGGAAAGATCGCTTTTGGTTTGAGAAACTTGCTCGCAATAAATCTGATCAAGAAGTCATTGAGTTTTTTGTATCTAACTTTATCACCTGCACTGATCCAAGTAAGCTTTGGATAGGAGAAATGATACGCGAAGGTGAAGGTAGATACACTGCATGGAAGAAAAGAAACCAATCACTCTCTTATATCTTTAAGGAAGAGAGTGAAAAGTTATTTGAGAATCAAAAACTTGATAGTATATTTGATTGCTCTAAGGGTCATCCTCCTATTCTGAAGATGTTCCTGAGCGGGAGTATTAGCCCCGAAACCTTGGTGATATATGATAAAATATTCCTGTTCGGGAATAATTTTGACAAGAAATTACAGGACCCAGTGTGGGAAACCGTAAGCATGAGAATAAAAAAATATTCACCATTCCTAAATATCGATGTATTCCACTACAAAAAAATCTTGAAGGAGATCATTCATGGCACTTAGTAATTCTGAAGTATTAGAGAATCTGCAAAAGCAGAGAGTTGAAATTGAAACACAACTGGAGAGTCTCCGTACTACATATCTGAAAGTTCTTGGTGCAATTGATGCACTATCTCAAATTGAGCAAGCAAATGCTGCTGAAGCAACTAAAGAGGAGGAGTCTACCGAAGAATGAGTTTCTTTGACTCAGAAGTCGTCCGCGCAGAGATGACTGAAATTAGTGAACTACAAGAAGACGTTTATCATAACGTCTTTAAATTTCCAACAATGAATAAGGAAGAAAAACTTTTTCATGTTGGACTTCTGGAAAAACTGATAGAGAAGCAAAAGATTCTCTATACTCGATTGAGTTTGTCTGATGATCCAGAAGCTAAGATGATGAAACAGAATATTATTGACTCTGCTCAAATGATGGGACTTTCCTCTGACGTTGATATGAATGTCATTTTTTCTAACATGACCAAGATGCTTGATGTGATGAGGAAGCAGATTGACAAGTCTGACTCCGACCTGTAGAATACTGGAGTACACACAAGCCAAATACGTACAACACACAACGAATCCTATGTCTTTCGCAAATCTCAAGAAGCAATCTTCTCTTGGTTCCCTGACCTCCAAACTGGTTAAGGAAGTTGAGAAGATGAACAATACCAGTGGCGGCGGTGATGACCGTCTCTGGAAACCCGAAATGGATAAGACTGGCAATGGTTATGCCGTCATCCGTTTCCTGCCCGCACCCGAAGGGGAAGAACTTCCCTGGGCAAAGATGTACTCCCATGCCTTCCAAGGTCCTGGTGGTTGGTACATTGAGAACTCTCTGACTACGATTGGTCAGAAGGATCCTCTTGGCGAATATAATCGTGAACTGTGGAACAGTGGCAGTGATGCTGATAAGGATACTGTTCGTAAGCAGAAGCGTAAACTGTCTTACTACAGCAACATCTATGTTGTTCAGGACAAAGCAAATCCTCAGAATGAGGGTAAGGTTTTCCTGTTTAAGTATGGCAAGAAGATCTTTGATAAGATCATGGAATCCATGCAACCTGAGTTTGAGGATGAGACTCCTATCAATCCCTTTGACTTCTGGCAGGGTGCTAACTTCAAACTGAAGATCAAGAAGGTCCAAGGTTATTGGAACTATGATTCTTCGGAGTTTGATCGCACTGCACCTCTTCTTGACGATGATGATGCTCTGGAAGCCCTGTGGAAGAAAGAGTATTCACTGACTGCACTGACTGCTGCAGACCAGTTCAAGACTTACGAACAACTGGAGACTCGTCTGAAGATGGTTCTTGGACAGAAAACTTCACGTCCTCGCTTGGATGAGGAAGTTGAAGATGAAGACAATGATCGTGGTTCTTATGCTCCCGACTTCTCTTCACGTTCACAGAAGTCTGAACTTCCTGAAGACCTGAGTGCTCAACTGAGTTCTCTAAGTCTGATGAAGATGAAGATGATGCACTGTCCTACTTCCAGCGTCTTGCTGAAGAGTGATGGGTGAAGCAGTACACGCTTGGAACTCCATGTCTTATGCAGAGGGGTTCCTCTTCTCTCTTTGGGTAATCGGAATGTATTATATTAAACTCCGAATGGATCGTAAGTTTGGACGATGAAGTACAACCAACTCTGCCTCACTCTTTTAGTGGTGGCAGCGTATGCTAATCTACTATTGAAATAGTCTAATATTATCAGCAGTTTTCAGGGTTTCAGTCTTATATTGACTGGAACCCTTTTTATATGCCATCATCTCTTCCATATCATCACGGACAACATTT